AGGCACTTTCAGATACCTGAGTCATTGGTTCATGGTCTGTTGAGGTCATGAGGGTTCGTGCCACGATATCGACCGTCACAGACTTGGCAACACTAGCGAATGACACGCTTTCTGCCACCATATCATCAAGGTCTTTACCGACTTTTTCAGCTTCCACTCGCAAAGAATTAGATACAACTTCCAACAAAGCCTCAGCCCTTGCACGCTCATCAAATTTCAACGAGCGCCACAACAATTCCAAGTCTTCAATCTTTGCAAAATTTTCCATAGCTTAACCCTTATTTTCCTCGTACAAGGCTACCAAATCGGATTTTTTTGAACCCTTATCGTAATCAACGCCTAATTCATCCAAACTAGATTTTAATTCCGCTACGGTCAAATCCGCTCCGCTTGGTGCCGTATCTTCCACAGGCACCCAATCTCCGCCAAGAACACTCTCAGCGGAGATAATCACGCCCGTTTTCATATCACGGTATAAAGCCATAAAACTTACGCTTTCACACGCGCGAAGGCATCTTCATCAAGGATACCCCAACCAATAAAGGCTTCCGCACGCAAACAGATTTCGTTGTAGGCTTTAAGGTCACGGCCTGCACCGTCTGGATCTCCGTATTCAATGATTTCCATCGGAATGTTTTCAGAGTACCCCCACTTGAAGCGGTTTTGGAAGTCCCCAACGATAGCATGGTCTGTTTCAGCACTTCCACCAGTGACAGTAAGGTTCTTGTTGATATCTGATTTCATTCCATAGAACGAGTCTGGATTTTGACCAAAACGGAACTCAGGATATTGAACAACTCCGTTGACCTTAATTTTAGCCAAGTTTTGACCTGCAGTTGGTGACAAGGCAATACCTGTCACTTCACCACCTTTGGCAACAATTTGTTGAACCGCTGCGTCAATATTGTCATCGATATGATCCTCAGCATAGTTGACAATGTTACCTGTAATCAATCCGTCAAATGAGTTGGTTGCACGGAAAGAGGCATCTGTCATTGTTTTCGGCTCCAAGCCATGAAGAGCAGCAAGGTCAAAGGCTTCTGCAATCTTCTTAGCAAAACCGTCCATATAAGCTGACAAGAAGTTCATTCGTTTTTCTTCTGAAGCGTATTGAAACTCATCTGTAATACGGGCTTGATAAACAAATTTAAGCGGTTTGATAACTTTCGAAGTCAACTTCGCTTTATTTCCAAGTTTTTGCTCACCCTCGCCAACGATTTGCGCATTACCTTCAAGGTTGAAGATAAATTGCTCCACACCATTGAATGGAATTGGGGTTTGTGCCGACAATTTAGCCAGTACAGATTTTCCCTGCACCTTGCTAATCAATTCTGTTACTAGTTCTGGTTTAAAAAGTGTTCCAGCTTTCATTGCATTATCTGCCATAATTTTTTATTCTCCTTTTGGTTGTAATTCACGAAGCATCTGCTTCATTTGCATAGTTTTGTCATCACCGATAGCAGGTTCCGTATCTCTTAGCGGTGCTTGAGGTGTTGCTGGACGCATAAAGCCAGCTAGACGCTCAGCGTCAGCCCTTAATGCCTCTTCGTCAGCGCCTTGAAGACGATCAGCCAAGTCATAAGGCAAGCCATTTTGTAAAGCGATACGAGTTCGCAAGCTAGCAGTTTCATAATTGCTTACTTGCCCCTGCAATTCAGTAATTTGAGCGTCTAATCCCGCTCTAGTTTGCTTGTCATCTTCAACAGTAGCTTTCAAATCGCCATTTTCAGATTCTAGTTTAGAAACACGTTTCTTGAGATCATCATAATCAGCGAATTTTTCACGCTCACGTCTGATACGTTCCTTCACGATGTTATCTAGTTCTTCCTGTGTTTCAATCGTTTTAAATTCAGACATCTTCATGTCTCCTTTCTCCTGCTTTCCCGGCAGTTCGGTAATTTTTTAGGCATCAAAAAAAGCAGTCTTTCAACCGCTCCTCTTAATAACTGATTTTTTGCTTTTTCTTAGGCTTAGTTGTCAAACAAGCCCAATGCGCAAGCAAGGCGCTATCCATCAAAGAAATATCCATATCCGCAAAATGCGAGCGATAGCCAAACCCACCGTTTGAACCGATGTTCCGTTTCTCACAGTTGGTTGTGATTTTCTTCAAAGACGGTTGACCAGCGTGGCACAAGGTTTTTTGATAAATCCCCTGTTCCCACATAGAGTTAGCCACGATGATTTCCTTGACCGTGGGCAATATCACGCTCTTCATGCGTTCCTTTTTCAACTCTTCATCAAGGATTTTCTGACCACTTGCCCCATCGACTACGATAGTAGCCACATCAGCACGCTTGACAAAATCCAAGATCCAGTCATTTCCGTTACGGACTGACTGACAGTCAATCGTCTCAACAAAAATCCGCTCATCTACCGTACGAACAGCAATACTTAATGCCACGTTTGCACCATCTTGACCGTATTTGACCCCGACAAACAACTTACCTGATAAATCAGGCATAGAGTCCACACACAACTCATTCCATTCCGTTTCCGAAATAGCAGATTTCTGGTTGTATTCTGGCCAATAACCCAAACGCTGAACATTATGGTCTAGCTTATCATCTCCAAGCTCAGCTTCTATCTTCCGCTCATTCAAATGGTAGCCCATTGAGGGATTGGAGTTATACCAGGCATCGACATCATCAATCTCTTTTTCCTCAGAAACTGACCATTCTGCCCAACCAGAGTATTTTCCTCTCCCAAAAAGGCAATTCTTACGGTAATTTGTGAATACCGTCCCATTTGAAACAGGTGTAGGTGGTGTCCCACACATGATTGTGATTGGATTGCTACTATCCGTTACCGTATATTTCAAGGCCGACTCCTGCTCAGTCGTATATTCCTGAGCTTCATCGATAACGAGAAGGTCAAAACCTTCCCCCAAACCACCATTGGATGTTCTGGTACGAAATTGTACAATCCCACCGCCGTCAAACAGTTCAATCCGCTCTTGTCCCTTGGCTCGTATAGAGCTAAAGTGCTCACCGTCCACATACCCCATTTTCTCAAGGTAACGTTTAACCTTTTCAAAAGAGGAATGAGAGGTGGATATTCGATGAGCCGTGTGTAGGATGTTTAGTCCATTATGCAGGCCCCAAAGTTCAAAAAGGTACAAGAGTTCAGACTTCCCATTACGACGAGGAATAGAGTAGCCAAATTTTTGATGCACCCACAAACCATTCTTGTCAACCGCCATGATAGAGGTCAACAGATTGACTTGCCAAGCGTAGCAAGAAAGACCAGTCCGCTCATAGATTTCTACCGCTTCTTTCGCCTTAGAATTTTTCTTGACGTACTTTAAAATTACCGATTGAGTAGGATTCTGATTGCCAAGTTTCTTTCTAGCCATCCACTGCTCCTTTCAATCGTACCGCATGATAACCCTATCGCTGGGATAAAAAAAGCACCCTTTCGAGTGCTAATATTAGGCTACTTCTGCTAATAGTTTTTCCATGAAATAGACTTGACCTTTTCCAGTAATTTTTGTAGTTTTACTGATACGAATTGTTCCATTAGGTTCATGGTGTGTTCGTTCTTTAATTTCAAACAATCCCCTATCCATACTACGCTGAGTTGGCATATTCCAAGAGTCCCCTTTGCGGTTAATTAGAAATCCATTTTCACGTAGCCAAATAAACAAACGATTCTGACCAATTTCCAGACCATTCTGACGGAGCAACTTAGCAAAGTCACCAATCAAAATAGATGTCTGACTAGCTGACACCGCATTAGCAAAGAGAACTTTTGGCTTATCAGCTTCCATCTGCGCTTCCAGTTTATGGATTTTGTTATCCGCAATCCTCAATGCCCTAGCCATAATCTTTTCAGGACTATTAAAGTCTTTCTCGACTTGAATAAAGTACTCACGTACCTCATATCCTTTTGGAGTTTTAGACATCATAGCAAGATGTTCAGCCATCCGTAATGTCACCGCATAGTCTTGAATTTCTCTAACTGCTCCATTATTTACAACCGTAGTTCCAACTACGCTTGTAAAATCCTCTCCTTCCTGAAACATTTTGAAATTTTGTTCCACCCACTGACTAAAGCGAGTTTTAACTTCTAGTGTTTTGTGCAACTGTCTTGCAGAAACCACTGCATTATCATCTTTTAATTCAATCGTAATAAGTTGATTCATTTTATTTCTCCTTTTAATTCATTATTAATTTTTTGAGTATGTTCTTCGATTAGGTAATCCATACGATGCATGATTATATTCAGCAAGGAAAAGTGTTGTCCATGCCCTGCAATCAAATTATGGTAAGACCAGTAATCTTCAAAATTTGGTTTCTTGGCTAACCATTCATGTAAAATATCCAGACTTTCTCTAATCTCTGAAGTATAGGCCACTAATTCTTCGTAGCTGTCTAACAGTTTATTTTTTGCCATAATAAAAACTCCTTTGAGTATGACAAAGAAGCTCTTTTCTGATATAATGATTTCAGAAAGAGTTTCTTTCGAGCGATAACGTATAATCACAACTTTGGCGAGGAGGATTATGCGTTATTTATTTTTTTCAAGACCTAAAACTAATTTTATGCCTTTTCTAACCACTTCTGTACGAGTGGTCTTTTTTTGTAAGCAATAATCTTCCAAATGTTTATTCAACTCTGAGTCGATTCTTGCTTTAACTTCGACATTCAACGGTTTTTCGCTTTTTGGTCTTCCGGTTCGTGGACTCATTTCATCACCTACTTTCTGTGCCACAACAATATATTACAACTTGTGCCACAAAAAGTCAAGAGGTTTTTTTGAAAAAAATTAAAAATAAGAAAAGCACTTAGATTTCTCT